CTGCTGGTACAGATATATCTTTAAATGCTAAAGATTCTGTTACTGTGGGAAATACTACAGATTCCCCTCCAGTGTTGTACACTGACAACTCCAGAACTCCTACTGTTGCCGATGCTGCTACTGCGCCTACAGTTACAAAACCTATATCGCCGACATTATTCAGTGTGCCGGTCCGAGATGTTTCCAAAGGTTGGCAAAATGGAAACCTATATAATGGCGGCACCTTATTGACAACTATGCAACGTGTCCCTATGCACGAGCCATGGGATCAACATGAAGATGTTAATCGTCTACAGTTTTCGTTGGCATATACTGATGCTGGAATAGGTCCCAGTGTTAGAGCTTCTAATGGATCAGTCATTCCTGCAGGACCTAGTGCAAATACCCCTTATCCTGCACAAGCTGGTCCAGGCATAGATAATGGCGTAGTTCGCGGACAAAAATTCCCATGGAGCACTGATCAACCTTTCTTGGAAGCAGTTAAGAATGTAGCTGAAGGATTTAATTTTGACCCATTAGATTTATTAGCAGCAATGTGGAATGAAACTGGCGGAACATATGATCCTGCTATTAAGAATCCATTAGGATCAGCTACAGGATTGATACAATTCTTAGAATCTACTGCTAAGGATTTGGGTACTACTACAGCACAGTTAGCGCAAATGACTCGTCCTCAGCAAATGCAATATGTGCAGAAATATTTTAGTAAAGCCGGTTGGCCTAGTGGACAAGCACCTAATCCTACTATTGCCAATGTCTACATGACAATCTTCTTACCGAAGTTTAAGTTTGCATCTCCAACCACAGTGATTGCAGATGGTACACCAGGATCTCCAACTTATCAATGGTATGCTCAAAATAGTGGGTTTGATGTTGCTCCTAAACAAGGTGTTATTACACCTGCTATGGTTGCTGCCAAAGCAAGTTTGCGTAGAATTTCTGTAGTGAATTGTTTAACTGCTGCTGGTGTGGGCATTGTCAAAGGTAAACCGGATTACTTTGTAGTTCCTGCACCAAGTACACCTAATGCTGGAACCCCTGTTACATCTAGTGACGGTACTATTGTTACAGATGGTTTGGGTAATCCTGTTACTACTTCTCCAACTTCTAGCTTTTTAGGTGGACCATAAATAGTATATCATGCCCTATAAATCACTTGTAATCACTAATGCTGCCACAGTTTATCAACAACCTGCTAAGACTAGCCAGTTTTATGTAGGGTTTAGTAGCGTGGATATTTCTAACACTAACTCTAAACTTTATGATTTAGATTTAATTATGCAAGACATTCTAAATCAGTTCAACACACGCAAGGGCGAACGTGTTATGAACCCTGCATTTGGTTCTATAGTCTGGGATGTTATTATGGAACCAATGACAGACGATATTTTTCAACTGTTAAGTAACGATATAAAAACTATTTGTACCAGTGATCCTAGAGCATATCCTATTAAAATGAATGTAAATGAACAACCAGGGGGCTACCTGATCGAAATCACAATGGTTCTAACTGGAACTAATCAATCCCAATCGATGATTTTAAACTTTAACCAATCTACTGGGTTAACTGCTCGAACTGTACAATAATATATGCGGTTTATAGCTGCTATAAATACGGTATAGATAAAAAATTATGACTATCCCAACCACAAAATCAAAATTACTTATTACACAAGATTGGACAAAGATTTACCAATCGAAATCTAATGCAGAGTTTCAAAGTTACGATTTTGACACCCTTCGTCGTATTTTAATCAGCTATCTTCAAGAAAACTATCCTGAAGATTTTAACGACTTTATTGAAAGTAGTGAGTATATTGCCTTAGTGGATCTTATTTCTTATCTAGGACAAAATTTAAGTTTCCGTATCGATTTAAATGCACGTGAAAACTTTTTAGAAACAGCACAGCGCCGCGATAGTATTCTGCGTCTAGCACAGTTAGTAAGTTATATTCCTAAACGTAATGTACCCGCAAGTGGTATGTTAAAGATTTCTGCGGTTACAACTACTGGAAATGTATTCGATGCCAATGGCAATAACCTAGCAAACAATCCGATTATCTGGAATGATGCTACTAATGCTAACTGGTATCAACAGTTTATTACAATTTTAAATACCGCAATGCCTGGCTCTATGTCATTTGGTACTCCAAATGATAGAAACACAAATCTAAATGGAGTTTACACAGAACAATATATTATTAATAGTTCTAATAATGATGTGCCGGTGTTCAGTTTCAATCAAAATATCAACGGATCTTCGATTGATTTTGAAATTGTTCCTGCTACTTTTTCTGGACAAACTTATGTTTATGAAGATACACCGTTGCCAGGAGCACCTTTTAAAATAATTTATCAAAATGATAACCAAGGCCCCGGTAGTCCTAATGCAGGCTTTTTTGCAATGTTTAAACAAGGTAGAATGTCGGCAAGCGGATTCTCCCTAGTAAATCCAGTACCTAACGAAATTGTAGGTATCAATGTTAATAATATCAATAACTCCGATGTATGGTTATGGCAACGTAATCCTAACGGACAATATTCTACATTATGGATACAGGTTCCGGCAATCAGTGGAAATAGTGTTATCTATAATAGCCTAAGTCTAAACAATAGAAATATCTATAGTTTAAGTACTAGGGATCAGGATCAAATTGATTTAAACTTTTCTGATGGTAACTTTGGTAACTTGCCTACAGGACAGTTCCAGTTGTTCTACCGTCAAAGTAACGGAAATACATACACCATTAAGCCTGAGCAAATGGCAGGTATAACTGTTAATATTCCATATGTTGATAAAAATGGATTAAATCAAACATTAAGTTTGATCTTAAATCTTGAATATACTGTAAGCAATAGTGCTCCGGCAGAATCAAATATTTCTATTCAACAAAAAGCTCCACAACAATACTATACACAAAATCGTATGGTTACTGCTGAGGATTATAATATTGCTCCGCTAACTTATACAACCAATGTTCTTAAAATTCACAGTGTTAATAGAATCAGTAGTGGAGTAAGCAAATATTTTGAACTTAGCGATGTTAGCGGAAAATATAGCCAAACAAACATCTTCTGCGATGATGGCATTTTGGCAAAAAACATTACAAGCTCCACAACTTCTTTTAGCTATGCTACACAAAATGATATTTGGGCAGCATTTAAAAATGATTTAGATCCTGCGATTGCAAGTACCGAATTATATTCCTTCTATTTAGATTTATATAGAAAATCTCATCCTGTTTTATCTAATCCAACATTTAATCTTACATGGAACTTGTCTAATGTTGTTGCTGGTCAAAGTCGAGGATATTTCATGGGATCTATTCCGACCATAACAGGTCAACCTAATCCTATTGTATCTCCTCAGGCAGTTGGACCACAGTACGCATCTATTTCTTATGTATTATATTATGTCACACCAGGGGCAATGATTAAATTTAGAGCACCTGACAATGTAGACAATCAAACTCAATACTTTGATGCCAATGGAAATATTACAACAACTACTCCTAGTCAAGATCCTACAGTTTCCTTATATCTATGGACCACCGTACAACAAGTTATTGGTACAGGCTCCAACAACGGTTTAGGAAATCTTAGCGATGGCACCGGTCCTATTATTTTAACCAATGTTATACCTGACGGATGTATCCCTGTGGAAGTTGTGCCTGCATATTCTAATAGCTTAGGGTATTCATTTGAAACTAGTCTTATTAACTTATGTTCTTCTAAACTAACATTTGGTCTAACAATCAATACTTCTACAAGAACATGGAATGTAATTTCAAGTAATAACTTAAATCGAGCATTTATCACAGACACTTCGATGTTTGATTATGCTGGAGATACAACAAACGGTCAGTTAGATGCTAGTTGGTTAGTAATGTTTATGTGGAATCCAACTTCACAAAGTTATCAAATTATATCGAAGAATGAACAGTTTATTTTCCAAAGTGCTACTCAGACTGGATTCTATGTAGATAACAATAAAATAAATTTCGACTACACAAATAACTCAGTAGTCAAAGATAAAATTACTGTCTTGTCAGTTAATGCAGCAATAACCAATACTAATGCAATAGTTAAAGGATTTCCACTGCCTACAGATTATACATGGCAAATTGATAACTCAATCGTTGAAGCAGACGGGTATATTGATCCATCCACTGTGGTGATTAGTTATTATCAAGATCAAAATAGTCAACAGTTTAGTCAAATTTCTAATCCAGATAGTTTTAATAACATTGTTGGAGATAATACAACCCTAGTTACATTAAATGGTTCTACTGTTACACTCCCAGGCCGAAGCAATTTAAAATTCCAATACCAACATAATCCAAGTAATGAAGTTAGAATTGATCCTGCCAAGAGTAACATCATTGATGTTTATATGTTAACCTCGGCCTATGATTCTGCATTTAGAAACTGGCTATTAACTGGTAATGGTACAAAACCTATTCCTCCAACAACCAATGCTTTAGAAAATAATTATTCAGCTGACCTTGAACCGATAAAAACAATAAGTGATCAGATTGTTTATCAACCAGCTGTTTATAAAATACTTTTTGGCAATAAAGCAGAACCTAAGTTACAGGCAACATTTAAGGCTGTTCAAAGTCCAACCAGTGTTTTAAGTTCTAACTCTATTAGAAGTAAAATATTAGATGGGATTAACTCTTTCTTTGCCTTGGAAAACTGGGACTTTGGTCAAAGTTTTTATTTTAGTGAACTATCAACTTATATTATGAACATGTTAACACCTGACATTACAAACTTCTTGATTGTCCCGGTATCCAGCAACTTTGGAAATCTATATGAAGTTTCGTGCCAAAACAATGAAATTTTTATCAGCGGAGCAACCGCAGAAAATATACAAGTTATTTCGGCAGCAACCGCGGCACAGTTAAACATTAGTGGAAGTTAATAATGTCAACATCAACAGTACATTCAGTTAACCTATTACCAACATATCTACAAACAAATAAAAATTCTAAATTTTTATCAAGTACTATTGACCAGTTGATTCAACCGGCACAACTTGAGCGATTGAACGCTTACATTGGTTCTACATCTACTCCAACATATCACATAGGCGATTCTTATGTTCAAGAATCTACTGCATTAAGACAAGCATATCAACTAGACCCTGCGTTAGTAACTAACGATATTAACGGGGTTATTCAAAGTGTAGTTGCCCTTGACGATCTTGCCAATGAGATAGCATTGGAAGGTGGCCTAACTAACAATTTTGATAGACTATTTAGAAGTCAAGTATATCCTTATTATCCTCAAATAGCAATAGATAAACTAGTAAACTATGAAAAATATTATTGGTTACCTGAGGGTCCGGAGCTAGTTAATATTGATCAAGCAGATCTTGATGTTGCAAATCAAGTCATTGGACAATCAGATGTTGTACTTACTGTAGGCAATAATAGTGTACAGTTATTAAATGGTATGATGGTTACTTTCAGCGGCGACGGTGTTAGTAATCAGTACAAATACAAAGAGTTTTTTGTAGAAGGAACAGGTACATCTATTGTATTGGTTCCCTATGACAGTTTAATCACTCCTGAAGTATCTGCTCAACAAAATCCTGATTTATTTGATAAGGCAGGGTTTGATATGTTGTCTTTTGATGACAACAGAAATATACCAGTTGATCCTCAATACATTACCATTAATCGTGCTAGTAAAGATCTAAATGCATGGTCTAGAGCCAATCGCTGGGTACATGAAGATATTATTATAGCCAGTACTGCTGCTAATAATGCAGAAGTTAAACTACCACCTTTGCAAAGAGCGTTAAGACCTATTATTGAATTTAATGCAGATATTAAACTTTTTAATCACGGTTCTGTTGCTTACAAATATGTTGATGTAGTTGACAAATATACTAAAAATGCGTTTTTAACTATTTCTGGAACTACTATTCCGGGAACATCGAACACCAGTACTGTAGTTGTAGATGGTATACCTTTAGAGCATGGTTATCGAATCATTTTTACCAATGACACAGATCCAACAGTACAAAATAATATCTATCAAGTTAACTTTGTAAACATCAACGGAACATATAAGTTGGTATTATTGCCAGCATCTGATAACATGCCTGAAGAAGGCGCATCTGTTATAGTTACACAAGGTACTGTATTTGGCGGAACTACATTATGGTATAATGGCACAACATGGGTATCTGCTCAACAAAAGACTGCTACTAATCAAGCACCACTATTTGATTTGTTTGACGAAAACGAAGTAAGTTATTCCGATACTCAATACTATCTAAGTAATTTTACAGGTAACAAAATATTTGGATATAAAATTAATAACAGTAATCCTGTTGATTCTATATTAGGCCTACATGTTGATTATAGGAATATTTCTTCTATTGGAAGTTTCTTATTCACAAACTATTTTGGAACTGATCAGATTACAGTGTCTTTATCTGGAACTACTGTTGATGTTGTTCCTACTAGTAAGACTTTCTTTAAAATAGGCAACAAATATCTAAATGTTTGGGATTCGCTACTATCCCCTCCGATTAACATTAATAGCACAGGCTATTATGATGTTCCTTTGAGTTTAACTAATAATCCGTTGAACAGTTATTTGACTGATTTTACATTAGCGGACTTTGATCAACAAGCTGTAACAAATACACGTTTAATTTCTAATGGAAATAACCCAATGGCGTTTGCTATGATGTTCATTGGTAAAAAATCAAATAGTGTGATTGATGCTATTGAGAAGTCTTCTGATGCTTATAATCAGTTTAAGTTGGCATTGATTGCACAGGCTTCATCTATTGCCGATGTAACTGATCCTGTAAAAGTCCTTGATGAAATTTTAACTAAAATAAATCTAAGTAAAACTTCTTTAAGTCCTTATTACTTGTCTGACATGGTTGCTTATGGTGTTGATAAAAAAACATTAACCTATACTGTAACTAATCCCAATGTTGTAACATACTCTATCAACTCAGAATTTAATCTAACTGCTAGTTCTAATAGAAGTGTACTGATTTATCTAAACGGTCGTCAGCTAACAGCAGGACAAGATTATACATTTGATCCTTATGATGCTGGTGTAACTTTTTCTATAGTATTATCTGCGGGCGATGTTATTACCATTAATGATTATAGAGATACCCGTGGTAGCTTTATACCTCCTACCCCTACTAAACTAGGATTGTATCCTAGCTTTGTTCCTAAAATCTATTCAGACAATACCTATGCTAGCGGCCCAGTAAATGTAATACAAGGGCATGATGGTAGCATTATGTTAGCCTACAATGATTATAGAGATGCAATCATTTTAGAATATGAACTACGTGTTTTTAATAATCTTAAAGTAGCCTATAGACCTGAACTATTCGATGTTAACTCATCTAATCCTGGCGCATTTAGAGATTCTCTAGGAACAAGTAACTATAGTTTAGACGAAGTTAATAAGATTATACAGCCTTCTTTTATCAAATGGGCAGGTACATATGGTATTGAATATATTACCAACAACTCGTTTGATATTAACAATCCATTTACTTGGAACTATACTGGTTCTGTTTATAAAGGATTACAATATCCAAATGCATCTGCTGGTACAGGAATATCTGTTAGCGGATCTTGGAGAGCAGTATTTGAATATTTTTACGATACCGATAGACCTCACACTGCACCTTGGGAAATGTTAGGATTTGGTAAACAACCTAGCTGGTGGGATGCTGAATATGGTGTTGCTCCTTATACATCTGGTAATACAAAAATGTGGACAGATATACAAGCAGGTAACATCGCTCAGGGCCCTATTGCTGGTATTAACACTTTCTATGCTCGTCCGGGATTACTTGATATTCTTCCTGTAGATGAGTTTGGAAACTTATTATCACCGACTATTATTGGTTTAGTAGCACATGCTGCTTCTCCTAATATTTCTTATAACTGGAACATTGGTAATCGAAGTCCTGCCGAAACAGCATGGCGTAGAAGTAGTTATTGGCCATTTGTTGTTCAACGATTGTTAGCATTAACACAACCAGCAACATACTGTGCATTAATGTATGACCCTGCTAATATGAGTGTCAATAAAGCCGGACAGTGGACATATGGTTCTGCTTATTCGTTCTTGCAACTACCTAGTATGCCGATCCACGGCGAAAGTGGAGTTGCTACTAGTGGCTATGGTGTTTTTGTTAGTGAAGTAGGTCAACAAAGAACTCAAAACTATATTAATGAACTACGACAAGATTTAAAATATGTAAACTTTAATCTGTTTTATAAAGTAGGAGGATTTGTAAATCCCAATACCTTACAAATCATTATTGATGCTTACGAACCTACAACAACAGCGCCGGGTGCTATATTACCAAACGAAAGTTATTCTTTAATTCTTAATACTAGCAATCCTATTCAAAGTATCGGTATTTCTGGAATTATTGTACAACGTACAGATGCTGGATATGTTGTTAGAGGTTATGACAGACAACAACCTTATTTTACATATTATCCTGCGGTTAGAAATGCCAACACTCCTACCATCACTGTTGGTGGGGTTACATCAGACTATGTAGCATGGACATCGGCAACTGGTGTCGGTGATAGGAACTTAACATCTCTTGATACAACTACTGCTAAGGCTGCTCCTTCTAATATATTTTATCAAGCAGGACAGATTGTTCAATACGGTAACAATTTCTATAGAGTATTGGTAGGTCATTCTGCTGAATCAACATTTGATGCTAGTTTATATCAAATATTACCATCAATACCTACTACCGGTGGTGCCACTGTACAAGTTGCAAATTCCTTTAACAAAAATTCTGTAAAAGTTCCTTATGGTACAACTTTCACTAACATACAAGATGTATACGATTTAATCATTGGCTATGGTGCTTGGTTAACTGATCAAGGATTTGTATTTGAACAGTTTAATACCAATTTAGGAACCAATGTTGATTGGCATCTAAGCGGAAAAGAGTTTTTATATTGGAGTACACAAAGCTGGACATCATCTGGTGTTATTACATTGAGTCCCTTTGCTGACCAACTAACATTCCAAACTACAAACTCGGTAGTTAACAATATATTTGATAACTTCTATGAGTATAGTATTTCCAAGGCAGACGGTACCCCATTCCCTCAAAATAACTTATTTGTTGCTCGTCAAAGCGGGCAATTTACAATCAATGTTATTAATAGTGTTGAAGGAATTTATTTTGCAAGATTGCTTTGTATACAAAAAGAACATGCCATAGTATTTGATAATACAGATATTTTTGGTGATATTATCTATGATATTGAAACAGGTGAACGACAAGCAAGAATGAAACTAGTAGGGTTTAGAACCGCCAACTGGAACGGTGATTTCTTTGCTCCGGGATTTTTGTATGATGAAGCTAAGGTAGTCGAATGGAAACCATTTACAAACTATCTTGCCAGCGATGTGGTAAAATACAATAGCCAATATTATAGTGCTATCTCTAATGTAGCAGGTACTAAGAGCTTTGTATATACTCAATGGAATATATTAAGTTCAAAACCAACAGCTGGTTTATTTTCTAACTTTGATTACAAAGTAAGTCAGTTTAACGATTTTTATAGTTTAGATATTGATAACTTTGATTCAAGTATTCAACAGGCTGCACAAAATTTAACTGGTTATACTCCACGACCTTATTTGAATAATATATTCAGTGACCCAATCAGTCAGTATAAGTTCTATCAGGGAATGATACGTGAAAAAGGCACTGCAAATCCGATTATTAAGTTAGCCGCAGCCACTATTCAAAACTTAAACAGTAAAATAGAGTTTAATGAAGAGTGGGCTTTCCGTGTAGGACAATACGGCTCATTTACAACTTATAATGAATTTGAAGTACCGTTAAAAGAAGGAACCTTTGTAGAGAACCCACAGATTATTAGTTTTGTCGAATCGGTTCCAAAAGAAAGTAATAGTGTAATATATTATGCTACACCTAATGAACTAACTATTGGAACTGGCACATTACCTACAGTAGCAACAAGTACATCTACTGCTACGCTACAGTTATTACATGCAGGTTATGTGCGTTTTGATGATGTTGATGCAACAGCCTACAACTTTAGCAGTTTACTAGATATTGCCAACAACGATGTTATTAATGATGGTACAACTGTCTGGTTAGGATTTAAGCCAGATGGATCTTGGGATGTATTGCGTTATACATTCCGCTCAGCTGACATTATTGATGTTAATGCCACACAACCATTTAGTCAAATAACATTTACAACTAGCGGAACACATTCTTTATCTGTGGGACAGTTAGTTTCTGTAGTTAACTTTAATAGTGAAGTTAACGGAGTTTATACTATTTTGGAAATACCAAGCAACACTGAGTTTACAGTTGCTAGCACTCTAGGATCTATAGATTTTAATAATCCGTCAAGCCCTGGTATGTTGTTTACTTTTGACTCTATTAGAGTTGAAACATTTGACAACTTACCTATTGACCAAACTCTGTATCGTTACAATCTCGGAAGTAAAGTATGGGTTAATACAGGTAATGGAACTGACAACAATGGTTGGGCAGTTTATGAAAAAGTATTAAACTATACCAATACTGATGTTAAAAGCATATCAAGTATTTCAAACGAAGGACTTGGTTATAGTATTTCTAAACCAAAAGGTAGCAAGATACTAGCAGTGGGTTCTCCATATTATACAGGAACCAATGTCGGAGGATTTGTATCTGGTAATGTAGGTTTATATGAGATTAACAACAACAAACTACAAGCAATCTCCTTTTACCAAATGTATAATACTGCTGGTACTGGTAACTTGTATGGATATTCTGTAGCATATAATCCTATACCTTTTAGTTCTTCTACCTACGGATTAATCTTTGCCGGAGCCCCGGGAGCAAATAATAATGCTGGAAAAGTTTTAGTCACGGGGTTAGATACCTATATACAAACTAAACTATTAGCAACAATTACTACTTCTACATCGGGTTCTGCATTTGGTTCTAGTTTATCAGTAGTACCTACGAGTACTATTACAAGTTTATTATTTGTCGGAGCTCCGGTAGGTAATGGTGCTGTTCACTCATATACAGTAAAATCTACAGCCACAGTTAGCTCGGTCTATTCGGGTTCTGTGTCAGGCACTTCGGGATCATTATTCGGTACTTCGATTGCTACAAATAGTACAGGTAGTTTGGTAGCAATAGGTGCTCCGGGTTACTCACAGGCTACAGGGCAAGTTCGATATTACACCGGTAGTTTATCTTCATTAGGCACAATCACTTCTCCATTTGCAACAGGAACCAACTTTGGCCAATCTTTGGCAATGAGTCGAGACGGCTATTATCTTGCTGTAAGTGCTCCTAATCTAAACAATGACGATGGAAGTATAGGTGCTGTGTGCATTTATACATTGACAAATAATGCATATGTATTAGATACAACCTTAATAAATCCAGTAATAGGTTCGACAATGAACTTTGGCATAGCTATGGATTTTACATCAGAAGCTGATGCCTTGGTTGTTACCGCATTAGGAACAAACACTTCGGTTGTAACTTATTTTGATGAACACACAACTACCTTTGATTTAGACACAACTAGATTTACAGAATCTGAAATAATGTCGGGCTCTGCTTATTTGTATTCACGTAGAGGTACACGATTTGTCTATAGCGAAGAACTAGTCAACGCAGAAGAAAACATTACAACAGGTACTAACTATGGAACATCTGTTTCATTAGACAACGGTGTTGTACTAGTCGGTGCTCCGGGCGGTTCAACACAACTAGTAAGTACTGCTACCAGTGCAATCTATCAGTTTACTGCAATAGACCCAGCAGTGGTAGGATGGAATCAGTTACGAGTTCAAGACGATTTTGTATTACCTTCGGGTGTTCAAAAGATTTGTTTAGTTGATACAGTATCTAATGATATTATTAACTATTATGACTATGTGGATCCGTTAAAAGGTCAAATCGTTGGTCTTGCTGAGGAAGAACTAACTTATAAAGTTGCAAGTGATCCTGCTATATATAGCATCGGTGATTCTAAAGTAAATGTTAATAATGTATCAAACTGGCTTGACAATCAAGTAGGTCAACTATGGTGGGATTTAAGTACTGCCAAGTTTACCTGGTATGAGCAAGGTGATTTAGAATATCGTAGAATCAACTGGAACACACTATTCCCTGGGGCTAGTATTGATGTATACGAATGGGTTAAATCTACATTGTTGCCAAGTGATTGGGCTATTCAAGCCGACACAACTTCGGGACTTGCAAAAGGTATTAGCGGTCAACCTAAATATCCTGACAACAGTACATTGTCGGTTACACAAGAATATGATTCTGCAACAGGTGGCTTTATTAATACCTATTATTACTGGGTTAAGAATAAAGCAACTATACCTAATGTAGCTGATCGTAGAACCAGCGCACAGAATGTAGCTTCTTATATTGCTAACCCGTTAGCTGCTGGCCTACAGTTTGCATCTATAATAGATAAAAATACCATAATGTTAGCTAATATTGCTACTGAGTTAAAATCTGATCAAATCAGTCTAAACTTTGCTATTGATAATACTAACAGTAAAATACCTCGTCACACAGAGTGGCAGTTAATGACAGACGGCAAAGAAACAAGCACACCACCCGGACTGTTAGAACGTAAAATGATTGATAGTTTTATTGGATATAGTACAAGTACAGGTGCTCTTGTTCCTGATCCAAAACTGTCAGCTAGAGCTAAGTTTGGTATTGGCATCAGACCTCAACAAACATTATTCAACAACAGATTTGAAGCATTGCGTAATGTTATAGATTTTGCCAACAGCATTTTAATAGATGTTCAAGTTACCAGCAACTACAGTTTTAATAACTTAAACGCCGCTGAGCCTTTTCCTACTCAATATACCGTAATCGAGGATGCTACAGAGTTGGATCCGGTATTTGTTGGAAGTACATCGACTGTTACAGTATTAGTTGATGCTGATTCTAACAACGGATGGGCAGTATATGAACTACAAAATAGTAAATGGGTAAGAGTAAGAACACAAAGTTATAACACTCCATTATATTGGAAACATGTTGATTGGGTGTCTACTTCTTACGATGCTTATCGAGATATTACTGTTGCAGTTGACGAGTTATATCAGTTGGCTGAAGTTAGTCTATCTGCCGGGCAATATGTCAAAGTTAATAATCGAGGCGACGGCAACTATATTATTCTAGAAGTAGCACCTGCTGGTACTGTTGGTGATTTTGGTAATAACTATCTAACTCGTTATATACAAAACGGTACTATTCAGTTCTTAGATACTTTATGGAATCTAGCATTTGGATGGAATCAAACATATAGTTACAGTCAAACATTGTTTGATCAAACTCCTAACAAGGAAATTCAATTTATTCTTACTGCCTTAAAGGATGATTTGTTTATCAATGATTTAAGAGTCAACTGGAATAAACTATTCTTCAAGGCCATGAAGTATGCTGTTTCAGAGCAGCCTGCTATTGATTGGATATTAAAAACATCGTTTATTGATGTAACTAACTATGCGGGACAGTTGACACAGCCTCCTATCTATAAGTTACAAGATAGTTCTTACTATGAAGATTTTATTAATGAAGTAAAACCCTACCATACAAAAGTTAGAAACTTTACAACTAACTTTAGTAATACAGAGTTTTCTCAAACATTGACTACTGATTTTGATTTCCCTGCATATTGGAGTACATTAACAAATAAATTTGTTACTACTCCTGTGTCAACATCGTCGTTGGTATATCCACAATATTTGTCAAACAGTGGTACATATACTACTTCTACTGTACCTACTTTAGAAAGTTTGTTTGTAAATCCTGTTCGACAAATAACTGAGACTATGGTCTTTGACAGAATTTCTACAAGAAATCAAATTGGCAGTTTGTCTGTAACAGATATTTTTATTGGTGATGGTGCTAGTACTGAATTCGTCCTAAGTTGGGTAGCACAGGCTGATAGATTTAAAATGAATCTATCTGTTACTGGCGAGTACGTATTGCCTACCGAATACACCGTTCGATATTATAAAGAAACTTATAATGGTTTTACCAAACACTATTCTAAACTAGTATTCTTAAATATTGATCAAGCTCCTGCATTAGGTGCGGTAGTTACGTTCACTTACGAAAAGAGTGTATCGTTAATGTCTGCCGTAGAACGTATTCAAAACTTCTATGCACCGACCGCGGGTATGGCAGGTACTGCTACTGAACAACTGATGGTAGGAGTTGATGATCCTAGAACACATATCGGCGGCCAATATGAAGGAAAGAGTTTTGTAAATCCCTACGGTAATATTGTAGGCGGCCCTGATAGTCTTATTAATCCTAGTCATCTTTCTGGTACCTACGATATAAACTTATCTCAGCCTTATCCGACATGGTCAGGAACAAACTTAATAAATGCATTAGGTGTTGATCCTGCAGATTTAATCATCGAAGGTGAATATGGATTTGTAACAACAAGTTCTGCCTATGCTCCTGAAGAAGTTATTCCTGGTGTAGTTGCAGATACATTAGGTATTGATGTTTATACTCAAGCAGGGTATGTTACACCTACTATTGTAAACGGTTCTGGAAATGTCATAGCAGGTACTTCTTGTACATTCCCGTTATCAAGTCTTCCGACTACTATCGGAAGCATTGTGGTAGCAGTTAATGGTACTGAGTTTGCATACTCAACAGTAACAAATATATCTAATACATTTAATATTGATTGGATAAACTCTGCATTGGTTATTCCTCCACAACCCACTGACGGTGTTGTGGCATACACTATTATTGGTGTTGGATCAAACTCATCAGCTATTCCTGGAATCATTGATAGAGTAACAGTTAATACAGTAGCAAATACTACTACCGCTCAAGCAGTTAGTTTAGGTAGTTTTGATGAAGTTACAGGAGTCTTTGTAACATTAGATGGACAAATACTTTCTTCTAATATAATACCTAGCCCGTACTATCAACTTGTTCCAGCTTCTACAACATCTAACAGAGCATCTGTTATTGTTTATAATCTTCCACTGGGTATTGAAAATACATTGCAGGCTTGGTTCTTTGATAATGTAGGTACTAACTTTAATCAAGTTAATGTAAACTATATAACTGTAAATGGCCAAGCAATTTTTGATCCAAATCAGCCCACTTTTGCAGGAATAGATATTCCTAATCCTCCGGGAAATGTTGGACCTCCGAGCTCACAGGTAATAGTAGAAGCATCGGACATAGGTAGTAATACTTCTATAAGATTATTACCACCAAGTGTTACCTATTATACAGTGACATCTACTAGTGTTACTCAATATCAAATCAAAGATGCCTTTAACCCATTTGTAAAAGATGTTAACTACGGAGACAACGTTAATGTTTATATAAACGGTTCTCAAATAGCATTAGGTGCAGATTTTACTTTTGACAATAACAATGTAACAATATCCAAATCTTTTAATGTCGGTGACGTTATTGCGGTTGAATCATATATGCCAAATAACTTTGCAAATCACTATAATAGTTCAACTTCAGTGACCTATGATTATGATTATATTGTAACTTTGCAAGGTAAACTAGTATTATCACCAAACTGGTATACAAGAACTAATATAAATTATAAGATTACAACTTATACTGATCAGGATTCTATGGGTATCGAAACACAAGTGTTTAAAGGAAATCCATATAGAACATATATTTTAGATAGACCTGTTCTAGATCAAAATTACGTTTGGGTTACAATCAACTATCCAATATCTAACACAGGTAGATCTGGAGAACAAGTGTTAATAGGCGGCGTTGATTTCCAAGTGTTGTCTGATCAGTTAACTGTTGTTATTGGTGATGCATACGATGTTACCTCAGATTGTACTGTGGTGATAATGAGTATTGCCGGTCCTTCTAATAAAAACATTCTAGGTTACAGATATTTTAGAAATATTCTGGGACAAGAATCTTTTACAAGACTGTCTAATAAAAACTCTACATACCTAACACAACCGTTGTATACAACATCTACAGAAATACATGTTGCAGATTCTACAATATTAAGCCCTGCTGATCCTGGAACAAATACTCCGGGTGCAGTATTGATTTCAGGAGAATTAATAGAGTTCTATGAAAATAGCAATAATGTTTTAAGCCAACTAAGACGCGGTGCCCGTGGCACAGGTATTATTACTACAGCAACTTTGGGTACTCGTGTAATAGATCAAGGTGTGTATCAAACTGTTCCAATAGCACCTGAACAGGCTTATCAAGAAACAGTATTAGCACAGAATACATATACTAATGCTGCTCTAAGTAATACCTATACTATCAAATCTTCATCTATTACTGGATGGATTAATACTTTAACAGCTTCTGTTATTAGATGTGATGGTATTTCTTTCCTAACCTCGGTATCACCGTTACCAGTTGATCCTTATACAGGTTCCTTTGTTGTCGGTAATAGAATATATTCTGTCTCTACTGCAAGTATTGCAGCCAAAGATCAAATACAAGTTTACTATGGCGGTTATCCGTTGCGTAAAAATATTTCATATTACCAAGACACAACAGTACAACATGACAGTATATTGGAATCTCAAATACTTGGAACATTCCCTACAGTATCTTCATTGACTAATGTGTATTCTAGGTTGTCAACTGATTTACAATATACTCCGAATCCTGCATATGTTACCACTGACACTAGTATTGTTTGGGTATACAAATCAGGACAATCGCAAGTAAATATTGATTATACTACATCAACCAATGTAGGACTTCCAGTTAAATCTACAGGTACAACTTACCTTGTAACAAGTACTAACTTGATTTATTGGTCAACTGGTACAGGTTATATAGTAACTGCAACACTGGGATTAATTGATTCTGGATTACGTCAACTACCGCCTGATTTTACTATTAACACTAGTACTCAAGTGATAACATTAAATACTTCAACAGTTAAGTTAAACACAGGAACATTGTTATCGATTGTTATGAAACGTGTAACCTCTAGCTGGAACGATGTTGTATCTGCAGGAACTTCAACTGTTTCTCTAACATCTAGTACAAGTTTTGAAGCACAGTTCTTACAAGAAGCGCCTGCTATACTTCCTGATGTTTATTTCTATAGTGGAAATGCAATTAAAGGGAACGTATAAACTAGCATAAATATCATCATGGAACAAAAACAAATGAATACCAACACAGAAAAAAAACCCAATGAACAAGGAAACATTGCTGTTCGCGGGCATATTAAAATCTATAATCCAGAAACCGGACAAGTGTTTATTGACAAGCCTAATGCTATTAACTATGAAACTTTTAGTATAAGTTTAGCACAAAGTGTTAGTAACCAAGGCCGAGGAATGATCGAAGGTATGGCATTTGGTAATGGAGGTACTCGCGTTGACGATACCGGTATTATTACATACCTAACACCGAACGTTATTGGTACAACTGCTGGTCTATATAATCAAACTTATTATAAAGTAGTTGATTCAAATCAAACATACGACTTGGATCCTGCTAGAAACTTTATGGAAGTTAGACATGTCGCTGGCTCATTCTATAGTGATGTTTTAGTTAGTTGTTTATTAGATTTTGGTGAGCCCAACGGCCAAATGGCCTTTGACAATGCTACTAACAGCGATGGTACATATGTGTTTGACGAACTTGGTCTTAGAGCATATAGTCCAAATGGTCCTGGAACTGGGCCGTTGTTAACTCATGTAATTTTTCACCCTGTGCAAAAAAGTTTGAATCGAATGATTCAGATTGATTATACCATCCGAGTACAGAGTTTAAGTTCTTAAGGATAGTGTAATGGCATATACAATTTTAAATAATAATAACACAGTTTTAGTAAGAGTAGCCGATGACTCTATTGATCAATCTACCAGTGTTACTTTTGTTGGTAAAGATTATGCTGGTTACGGACAATACTATAATCAAAACCTAGTAACATTATTAACTAATTCTGCCAATCCTAACTATTCCCCTCCCGCTAATCCTTTAGGCGGCCAATTGTGGTATGATACAACATATAAAAAACTTAGAGTATTTGATGCTACTTCGGGTACATTTATAAGTGCCGGCGGAGCAACTATTGGTACTAGTCAACCTGCTGGATTAAACGCTGGTGATTTTTGGTATAATAGCAATAATGCCACACAAACAATAAATTTCTTTAATGGAAGTTCTTTTGTTACCCTTTCGACCTATCCAATGAATCAACCAACTGGATTGATTACACCTATACTACCTATTCTTAATAATACCAGTCCTCCGATAAATCAACAAGTTTCTTTATTAGAAAACTACGGTGTAGTAAAAGGTGCATTAAGTAATAGTTCGTTTACGGTTAATGGAACTCAAAGCGTAAACATTTTTAATACAACCAGCTACACTATTACCCAGGGATTAAATATCATTGGTAATATACAAGCTTCTGCAAATGTCATTACTAACAATGTAACTGCTACTTCGATAACTGTTAATTCTATTTCTATCGGTGCTGCGACTAGCGGAACTCCTACAAATAACACAACAGCTTCGTCTTGGTTAAAAATAGTTGTAGCAGGAACTCAGTACTTTTTACCTTTATATCAATAATACTATGTCATACATTTTAACCAAAACCAGCGGTACTGTATTAACAACAGTTCGAGATGCAACAATAGATCAAACTACAAGCCTTACCTTTGTTGGTAAAAACTTTTCTGGATATGGTCAACCTTTAGAAGAAAACTTCGTTGGGCTATTAGAAAACTTTAATAACTCTGTGTCTCCAACTAATCCAATACAGGGACAACTATGGTTTAATAATCAAACTCAGCAGTTAAATGTTTCTTATGATGGTACTAACTTTAAAGGTATTGCCAGTTTGAGCGTATGTGGATCTAGTACTATTCCAAATAATCCTGTAACTGGAGATATGATTTGGAATACATCTACTCAACAGTTATCGGTATATGATCAAACTTCTAATGGATTTGTGTTTATCGGACCATTTGATCAAGGAACTGGCAGCTCGTGGTCATTTACTCCTGAGCAAACAAATCAATCTGTTTATCAAGCAACTATTCGTGGGCTTGTAGATGGTTTAAATGTACTAGCAATATCCAATGTTAACTATGTACCTGCAACATATCCGAGCAGTGATTTAGGCGTAGGCTCTGCTAATACATTTACAGTTGTTAAAGCTGGTATTACCTTGCCTGGAGCAGATTCTGCAACTGGAGTTTCTACAGTATCGACAACATCTGGATATATGTTATGGGGTACTGCGGCTCACTCACTATTAACATCTGGGTTGAATGTCACTGCCGCCCCTTCTGGAACATTATATATCCCTATGGTTTCTAATGCTACAGGTGCATCTAATGCTGTAGTAAACTCATCGTTTAACTATACTAATGGTGTATTAAATGCTACAGCCACTGCCGCTTACTATGCCGACTTGGCAGAGCGTTACGAAGCTGATGCTATATATGAACCTGGAACCGTTTTAGTAATCGGCGGCCTAAAAGAAGTTACAACTACTACTAAATTTGCTGATACAAGGGTAGCGGGTATAGTGTCTACAAATCCTGCCTATTTAATGAATAAAGACGCCGGAAATGACGAAACTCACCCTGCAATTGCCTTAAAAGGTCGTGTTCTTTGCAAAGTTCACGGCTATATTGAAAGAGGTGATCTTTTAGTTACTAGTGACTATGCAGGATATGCTACAGCGGCTAAATCGGTATCTGAAGGATCTGTAATAGGAAAAGCCCTGCAAAGTAACTCACAGGGCTTTGGGGTTATTGAAGTTCTTGTAGTTTAAACTGCCATTGGAGCCTTAATGGCTTCGTGGCTTTCATAGCCTTCTAGTTCAATATCACTCATTTCAAAATCCATAATAACATTTACTTCTGGATTTAGTTTTAATGTAGGCAAGGGCAATGGTTTACGACTTATTTGCTCTTTAACTTGATCAAAATGGTTATTGTAAATGTGAGCATCACCGATGGTAATGACCAAATCTCCAACTTCCAGATTACAAACTTGAGCGGCCATATGTGTAAACAATGCATATGATGCAATATTAAATGGTACACCTAAGAACATATCGGCACTACGTTGATACATCTGGCAACTTAACTTACCGTTAGCAACATAGAACTGAGCAAGGATATGACACGGCGGAAGAGCCATTAAATCTAACTCACCTGGATTCCATGCGGTTATAATATGTCTACGACTATATGGATCCTCTTTAATACCTTTGATGAGTTCGATCAACTGGTCATGATTTTGTAAAACAACTTTGTTGATACGCACCAAGGGCTTACGCCACTTGCGCCATTGTACTCCGTAGATTCTACCTAAGTCACCGGAATGTCTTTGAAGTTTTTTACTAGTCCAATAAGGCGCACTAGCATTATCAGACCATATTGTTTTCTTTTCAGTATAACGTTCACCGTGTAAGATTTCTCTTAGGCGTAGTTCGTCTCCACTGCCTTCTAAAAACCAAAGTAGTTCACTAACAACAGCTCTCCAGGCCAGCTTCTTTGTAGTAACTGCTGGAAAGCCTTCTGTTAAATCAAAACGCATTTGAAGACCAAATATACTACGGGTGCCTGTGCCTGTACGATCAGGACGATCGTCACCGTTTTCTAAAATGTTTTTAAGTGCGTCTAGATAGACTTTTTCTGGATGTGTCATTCAGCAGCCGTTTCTACTTCTTTTTTCTTCTTGCTCTTTGGAGGATCAATTTCGTCTGCTTGTTTGCGTAGTACTTGAGCTTGTTTAAACAATGCATCAGCACGTGAGCGCATTTCGGCAGGAGTAAGTTCTAGACTAGCATTTTTAGATTCTGTAACAACAGGTGCAGTGGTGATTTCTTCACCGGCGTTTACACTAGAACTTGTTGTACGAGTTGGATCATCTTTTGGAGCAGTTTTTTTCTTTTGAGTGCCATCTGTTACCGCTAAGTCTTCGATGCTGATGCCCTTTTGTTGGGCAATCAGTTCATTTAACTCGTCTAACTGAATAGAAGCGTTTGTAGCAGGAGTCATGATAACTCCGTTGGTCGGAACCTTTTTAAGAAGACCTCTTTTGTGTAAAGATGCTAGAATGTTTTCACCATCTGGAAACTTACGAACAGCTAAAATGTCTGCTAGTTCATTTGCTTGTTGTCCACTAATATCTTGTACAATACTCATAATAGTATCATGCCAAGTATCTGGCAAACTGCTAGTTCCGATAACTAGCGCACTAGTTGCATCTCCGGGTAATGTGCGATAAGCAACAAGGATTTTTGCCCCGTTGTTTTTCATTTTACCCACGTGTTTCATTTCTCTTGCCATATTGCTACCTCTTATTAGGCTGTTGGTGCTTCAGTTTGATCAGCTGGTTGTTGAGCCGGAGTAACAGCATTCAAGAATGTGTTTAGACGATCAAATACTTGACCAACTGATGTAGCTTCTGCGGCACCAAATGCACCGCGACGTACTGCTAAATCAACAACTGCACGTAGATTTTGTAAATCTTGAATGCTTAGTTGTGGTTGTTGTGGTTGTTCTACTGGCGCATCTCCGCCAACTGCTGTGCTTGCTACTTGTGCTTCATCTGACATTTTTATTTTCCTTTATGTTTTATGAATATGTGGACACCCTAAGGAAAACATTGTGAGTTCCATAGGATCTTCCATACCAACTTCTATTACCTCAGATATTTTATTATTGTTATCTAAGGCAAAAGATTTCTTAATAGTATACCTACTATTTAAGTTATAAGTAATCCACTGATCTAACAATTTGATATCGCATAACTTTGATACTTTGACGGTGGTAAAGTGTGCTGGAATGAAACTTAACTGTCTTATTCCTAACACACTTAAAGGGTTTACTTCACCTCTAGCCAATGCCATACTTAATCTTCTTTGTAGTAAGCAGTTTGACCAAATGGCGCTACGATAGTATCATTACCGTGGATGATGAACAGGCTTTCGCAGTAGTTCTCATCGCCCCAGCTACCGCATGGATAACCATCTGTAAACATAATGAAGCGTTTTGGCTCAATGCCTTCTTCCTTCATAAAGTTATAGCAAGCATCAAAGTCAGTACCGCCACCACCTTTGGGTTCATAATCCGTGATCTCGTCGGCATTGTCGCCTGTAAACTTAACATAGTTATAAACTTCAGTGTCGAAGCAGAACAAGTCTAGTTTAAAGTCTTTGTATTCTTCCATAATGCCCTTAACTTCACCTAAGAAGTCTTGTGCCATTTTGTTGCTAATAGAACCAGACATATCGATTGCCACTGACACATCGATAGTTTCTTCGTTCATCATACCTGGCAACACGGCACCGCAATGTTGGCTCTTACGATTTGGACGTTGGAAACTAAAGTTGCTTTTAATGATACTTTGGATGTTCATACGCAACATTTGACGCCAATCCATTTTGGGTTCAGTAAAGTCAGTAATGTAACGTTGAACGCCGGCAGGAATACGAC